TTGGTAAAGACGATCCTGTTTCAGAAATGAACAGTGTTCTATGGAATTCTGGTCGTGATGAAGACAAAGAAATTGCACGTAATCGTAAACGTCGTTTGCATTATGTGTCAAACATTATGGTCGTATCAGATCCAGCTAATCCATCTAATGATGGCAAGACTTTCTTGTACATCTATGGTAAGAAGATCTTTGATAAAATCATGGATGTTATGCAACCACAATTCCAAGATGAAACACCGGTTAATCCGTATGACTTCTGGGAAGGTGCTGACTTTAAACTAAAGATTCAGCAAGTTGCTGGTTACCGTAACTATGACAAGTCTGAGTTTGCTGGTCAACGTGCATTGTCTGATGATGATACAAAGCTTGAGTCAATCTATAATACGTTGTATAGTTTAAATGAGATCGTAGATCCTAAAAACTATAAAACATATGAAGAACTTAAAGCTAAGTTGAATCGTGTACTTGGTGAAGAAGGTGCAGTTATGACAACTGCAGAGTCTGTATCTCTTGATGAGACTGCTTCTGCTCCAACATATCGTGAAGCAGCTGAACCTGTTCCACAGCAACCGAGCTTTACACCTCAAGTTGCAGATAATACAGACGATGATGATTCGTTATCGTACTTTAATAAGTTAGCTAACGGTTAACAGAGAAAGGGAGCTTCGGCTCCCTTTTTTTATCTTCCCTGATGAAATCCAACCCTTTTATTTTTCCCATTAGAAGTACCTTGCTTAGATACTATGCTTGTATTGTTAGTGTTATTATTAACAATATTATTAGAAGGAGCGTTAGGATTTCTTTGTGACTGCATTTGTAGTCTTGCATTTGCAGCAGTAACTCCTTCAGCAGCTAATTGAGTAGCTGCATCAATAGCAACACTTGTTGCTCCAGCACTTGCAGTAATCTGCTCAACAGTTAAGGGCGAAGTACCTGCTCCACCACTTAAAACAAAATTAATTTTTTGTATGGCAGATGCAAGAGCATCTAGTTTTAAATCTGGATTAAGTAATCCGCCTTTACCTTCTGGACCAAAGTCAAGCTCACCTGTTGGCCACCAGCTTGGATCAAGTGTACCACCTGTCGTCAAAGCAGTAAGAAATGGAATAGCTTCTCCAAGATCCGTTGCTAAAGATTTAAAATCTATTCTTACTTTTGAAATTTTAATGTTACTAAAGGTTTCTAATGCTGCTGAAATTTTAGTTAAAGCAGCTGCACCCTTTGTAAGTTCATCAGATTTTTCTGCAATTGACATAACTTGAGTGAATGGAGATTCTACACCAAACATCGAAAGTATTGCTGATCCTGCGTTAGCTAAATGTCCGAATGCACTTCCTGCGCCAAATGCAGCTAGTCCAAGTCCAATTTTAGCAAGTCCTGAAGCGAACAACGTTGCTTTACTTCCTTCTCCATCACCGTCTAATAATGGTGTAATACTTACTAAAGTTTTAACGTTATCTTTTATCTTTTGTGCCCAGTTTTCTCCTTCGACTCCTGTAAAGTGATTAATACCTTCTGAGACACCAACAACAGTAGAACCAAATCCGAATGCAGCAAGTCCAGCACCAAGTCCTGTCATAACAGCAAGGAAAGTTCCTGCTTCACCAAAGGCCGCTGCCTTACCTCCTAGTTCATTTTCAATAGACATCAAAGTAATAATGTTATCTTTGATCTTTTGTGACCAATCAGATCCACTACTAAATTTAGTAATTGATTCACCTAAATTACCTACAGCAGAACCAATACCAAACGCAGCTAGTCCAAGACCAATACCTGTCATAGCTAATAAGAATCTTGCACTCTCACCTACAAAACTAGATCCTTTCTCGCCTCCAACAGCTTCTTCAATAGACATTAAAGTAACGACAGAGTCCTTAATGCTTTGAGCCCAGCCTTCTGCTTTAATTAACTCAGCAGCTTTACCTGCTGCAGATCCTACACTGAAAACAGCTAAACCAAGACCTAAGCCAGTCATTGCAACTAAGAACGAAGCACCTTTACCTACAAACGCTGCTTGAGCTAAAACACCAGAATCACCTGCAACGAATTCAGCTATTGATAACAATTCTTTAACTTGATCTTTAATTGTTGTAGCATATGTAGAATCTTTAGTAAAGGTTTCTATAGCAGCTGCTACACCAGAGCCAATAGAGAATGCAGCCAGTCCTAAACCAATACCAGTCATTGCTAATGCAAATGAGCCACCGTCTTTTAATACTTCCCAGTTTCCACCTTCAAAAGAATCACCAATACTTAAAAGAGTTGTTACTTTCTTTTTGATGGATTCAGCATCCATCTCTCCTACTTCATTTAGTAAATATCCACCACCAGCTGCCATGATACCGATACCAGCTGCAAGAGCTCCACCACCGATACCTATTCCAGATAGTAATCCGCCTGCTGCTTTTAGTAATCCACCTTTACCTGCTGCTGCTTGTGCACCTCCGGCATCATTAGCAGAAAGACTTCCGCCACTTGATAGACCTGATAGAATTTCTAACTGTTTTTCTTCGTTGCGTTTAGATTCACGCCGATCTTCTGCATCAGACAGAGAAGCCTTTTGTCCTGCTAAAAGGATTTCTTTAACACTCTTAATAGAATGCGTTCCAGAATTTCGACTTAAGTCACCTTCTGCACGCAGTCTTTTTATTACGTCGTTTAGATCGGCCATTTTATTTACTTAACCTTTTTGTTTACTTCGTTCTTCTACTTCTTTCAAATGGTCAATTAACATAGCAACGTAAATTTCCCTTTCCCACGGCATCATCATGTCCAATTCAGTTAAACTATATTGATGATGCTGCATCATACTAAAATTAGTTTTATAATAGTTAACTAAATTATTATGAGAAAGGGCTATCCGAAAAAATTGGCCATACCTTTCAATTCAGTATCATGCTCATGTCCACACTCTTCACATTTAAAATTAAGATTAATATATGCTTGTGGCATATTAGTAATAAAATTTTGAATTAATTTAAACTGTGCTGAATTTAAGCTATCAACAAAGTCATTTAACTCAGATCGTGTATGAGATGAAGCATGAAATAAATCTTCACCTTGGTAAATACTTTCAATACTTGAAATAATCACATTAAATAAAGCATCAATATTATTATCAACTTTTAGTTTTTGAATTTCTTTATAGTCCTTCATTGAAGGGAACTTCATAATTATTCCAGTAGTATCTGACAATTCAATCTTTGTAGAAGGAATATCAGTTACAGATACTGAATCTATATTAACTACTACTTCATTGCTATGACTACAATCTTCGCACTTAATAGCTACTTTAGCAGTTTCACCTACTGACTTTGCTCTTAACTTTGAAAAGACATATTCGCTATCAAACCTTGTTAGTTCATTAACATCAATGCCTGTTACACATGATTTTATAATTTCAAGTAAAGCATTCTCTACTTGTATCATATCGTCTGATTCCATTGCTATCATCAGAATCTTTTCTTCACGTACTAGGTACGGTCTATAATTAATCTCTTTTCCATTTGATGGTATATTCAGATTATATGTTGGGGTATTCAGCTTTGGTAAAGCCATTTCACATCACTCCTAAAAATTTTTACCTATATTTCTTACAAGGTTTATTGAGTTACTTATAAGATCTCCAGCGCGGCCAGCTAGATTTGTTAATCCATCCACAGTACCAACAGCTTCCCAATCTTCATATGCTAATGTAATACTAACTCTTAAAGTAGTATTTTCAGAAGAATTAGAAAGTTCAAGTGAAGATATTGTTACAGGATATGCGTTGTATAATTTAATTGTTTTGACAGGAATAAAGTCAGTATTGCCCATAACTTGAATAAGAACTTCTGTTCCTATATCATTTAAGAATGGTAAACCTTTTGTTCCTCTCGGATTAAGTATGATATCTTGCCATGAGTTAAAAAAGTCCCATGCATACATATCATTTGTTAAATGAAATACTAAATTTACGTCTTCATTTATATAAGCGTATGGTTTTTTGACTGCCTTTAAGTTTGTAAAATGTTCTTGCGTTGCAATCTGCCTACCAGGAATAGTTGCTGATTCGCATAACAAATACATATCACGAGGATCTTCAAAAAAGCTGGATAGTGATAAACTTCCACCGCTAATTACTGCCCTTGCTGCATTGCCAATAATACCCTCAAGATTGTTGTTAATCAACGAAGGCTTTTTACCTGGATGAGAGATATACAAAGCAAAGCGATTTGCTTTTACTAAACCACCTCTACGACCAATAGTAGATTTTAATGCGTCAATGCCTGCGGGTAATGCCATTTATATCATCCTCTTCGATGCGCCCCATACGTGCGTCTTATTCTTGCCACGGAACTGTTCAGTTGGAAGAAAGATTGCGATATCCCACTCAGGTGGTTCTACCTTTGCAACATTACCTTCTATGCCTTTAGTTAAATAGCGTTTAAAACATGGCTGAAATTCACGGTATTTTGCAACAGACTTAAGCATATTATAATTAATATTCAGTCTTGTTGATTCGTCAAACCTTTGATTGTTAGCAGTATCCATAAGTTTATCAAGAAACTTTGCACGTAACATTGGAGATAAGTAATGTAGGTTAATACCATAGAACCCATCACGAGTTGGTTCAACCATAATCGTAAGAGGAAACGCATCATAGTACGGTAGTGTCTTACGATGTTTAGGATCGTAAAAATACATGTACATATCACCTGGTGTTGGTCGTTTCTTTCTTTCTAATGCAGGATCTCTAAGCAAAGCTCTGCGATTAGTACCACCTAGTTCTTTGGTTTTACCTCTGAACCAGCGTCTAGCCTCTACAGATCTCGCTCGTAAACCTTTACGATACGCTTCAATCTCTAATTTGTGAAATAGTGAATTTTCCATACTACTATTTATACACTATTTAAGGATCTTTATTCCCATAGATTTAAGAACATCTTCATGCCATATAACAAAGTGCCAACCTCTATTCGCACAGAACTCTTCAGCTGCTTCCCACTTAGATTGGTTCTTAATATATGTCATAGCTTCTGTAACATATCTACGTGATCTACGACTTGCTGGCTTAGGTGGCATTGTTTCTTTCTTAGGCTTTATCTCAACAAGATACGTTGCACCCTTTCTATCTTTATAATATACATCTACAAAGTAACGATGCATGCGTTTATCTGTTGCACATCTATAAGGTATTACTACTTCTTCTGAATTCCATTCAACAATATCTGGATTAGCATCTATCCATCTGAAAGCGTTTCTTTCCCACAAAGATCTGTATACTATTGTAGTATGATCACCTTTATACTTTTTAGGGTTTTTAGGGCGATATTTCCCTTTGTACGTCATCCGTGGCATTATAAATAACCTTATAGTATTTTAAACTTTATGGAGCTATTTATGGCTATATTACAATTCTCTCCGGATAAGCAGCCAACGTCGTTCGGGACTCAGAAAAGAGGCAGTGCCTTAAGATACCCAGATGATGTAGCTCTTAAAGGACAACCCTTCATAATGTTCACTGGCCATAGAGCCAAATACGTAAAGGGTGCACAACAAACTCAAATGGTTGACAACTCTTCTGTTGCATTGTATATGCCTCCAGGATTTCAGGTTGGAGATATTATGAGATACGAAGGCGGTGCTAGTGGAGCACTTGGTTCAATCGGTGAAAAACTAATGGATCAGGGGTTTTCTGCTACTCTTGCTAGTTTTAATTCACAAGATTTACAGGATGTAGCCGAAACCTTTGCTGGCAGAGCGGCGCAGGCTACAGCAGGTGCATTTGCTGCAACCTTAGGAGGTCCAGCTGCTGGTATAGTAAGTGCAGTAGGAGCTGGAGGTATAGGCGCAGCTGTAGATGCAACTAGAGCAAAGCGAAGACAGACTGGTATGAATCCACAAGAGTTTATGCTGTTTAAAGCACCTAACTCAAGGCAATTTTCATTTACATTTAATTTTTTTCCAGAGTCTGTAACAGAAGCAGATTCTGCTACTAAAATTATTAAATATTTTAGAACGCGTATGTATCCAAAGGTTACTGCTAATGATCTTATGTACAAATTTCCTGATGTATTTTCAATAACATTTGGATCTATAGGAGATGAAGTACTTCCTAAGATTGCAGAATCAGCATTAACAAATGCTACGATGAACTACAATCCAAACAGCATGTCATATTTTAGCTACAAAGGGCAACCAGTAGAAATAAGTATGACACTTTCATTCCAAGAGTTAATGCCTCTAACTGCAGAAAACATTGAGGAAGGATTTTAATGGCGTATTTTTCAAACTTTGCAAATATAGATTACGACTTCGATGGATCTGGTATTCAAAGATCTGTAAAAAACCTTGCACAGTATTCTACAATAATTTCTAAGAATATAGACGATGCTACATTCTATTCATATTACAATATTCAGGATGGAGCAAGACCTGATAATGTATCAGAAGAATTGTATGGAACACCTGAATATTATTGGACATTTTTTATTGTCAATAATGATCTTCAAAATTATTGGCACGACTGGCCTAAGAGTTCAGAAGCTCTTAGAGAATTTGCTGAAGCAGAATATATTGGATTAGCAGCGATCTTTGATGCAGATGAAGAAGCGTTTGGTAAGTTTGTTGTAGGAGGAACTGTAAATGGTTCTCTATCAAACGCGACTGGTACAGTAATTGCGATATACCCGACAATAGGATATATTCAAATAGAACAAAATAAAACTTCAGTTGCTAACTTTAGAACAGAAGGTGAGTCTATTACTTTAACAGCTGCTAACAGTACTAAGACAGAAGACATTGCTAAGGTAGGTAATACTCTTGCTTGTACTTCTATCGTTAAAGCTGCATATGCTCCTAACTATCATATAGATGACGGCACTGGCGAAAGAACAAGGCGACGTACTGCTGGAACAAGTCCAGTTACTAACTTTGAAGAAGAGAATGAAGTTAATTTAGTTAAATCTCGTATCAAAGTTATAAAGCCAGCACATATAGGAAAGGTAGTAGCTTTCTGGGAAAAAGTTATGAGAGAATCATAAAATGAATTTAACACGAGAACAGAAAAATCTGTTTGGCGGATATGGCACAGAACAAGGTGATATCAGAGATTCTGGCCAAAAAGCTTATAGAAATTTAGAGGTGCATATAGTCACAAGAGTTGCTCGAGTTGATGTTAGTGATCTAGTTATATCTCTTTCTATATTCGAAGCAATAGATGAAATGTATTTAACTGGAAAGTTAGTTATCGCTGATAACTCTGCCCTAGTTACACAGCTTCCAATTATTGGCCAAGAAGAAGTTGAAGTAAAGTTTATTAGAGCTGGTGTAGAAATAGAACATACCTTTGCATGTACTAATGTTGAAAACGTTATAAAGATGTTAGGTGAAACTGCTGGTGTAGAATTAAACTTAGTATCTACGAAAGCATTAACAAATCAGGTATCTAGGTTTTCTAAATCATATTCCGGATTGGCTTCTGATATAATACAAAAGATTCATACCAATTTCTTTGAAGAATCTATTGATATACAATCGCCATCATCATCAGCACACCATATAGTTGTTCCTTTTAGTAGACCTTATGATACTATATCAGAAATTTTAAGTAGTACTATCGGATCTGATGGAACTCCATATTATTTATTTGAAAACTTAGTAGGCGAAGGTCCTATACTAAAATCTTTAGGAGATATTCTACAAGAAGAAACTGACGAAGAATTATTTGAGTTAAAGAAAATATTAAATTATAATAAAGACTCAACTGGGCAAGGTTCTAGATTTAATCCTGGGAGTATCGGTGGTTTAATTGAATATGAAGTATTACAAAATGGAGATACATTAGAACTATTAGAAGATGGTGCGCTTATTAATAATGCAATGAGAATAGACATTGCAAATAAAAGTTATACTGAAAATAGTTTTTATTATGCAAATCACGCAAAATCATTTTCTCCACTTGATCAGTATCAAAACTATGAAGTTAACGATATTAAATTAGAAGAAAATATTTTAAAAGCTTCTAATACTATAGAAATGCATAATCCGTTTTCATTTGAAACTGAAGGTGTAACAGAACTTAATACTCAGGCAGATGTGTTAGCTAAGAGTAAAAAAGAATCCTTTAACAGCAGAATCAACAATATGGTAGTTATTCAAGCTTTGACCGATTCACATCCTGAAAAAATTAAAGCAGGAAAATGTGTTAATATGAGAGTTGTAGCAAATGCTCCGCCTCTTGCAGGAGAAAATCTTGAAGATCAGCTATTCTCAGGAAGACATATTATAGCCAGACTTGGTCATCATCTAAGGGGTGGAGAATATCATATGGAGATAGATCTATTAAGAGAAGGTTTATCACGGCCATCTGAATCAAAAGCTCCTCAACATGGAGGAGGAAGATAGTGCTATACTTTGGAATAATTGAAGATCGCAATGATCCAAAAGAAATGGGTAGAGTACGTGTTCGTGTATTTGGATTACATAGTTCTGATAAGATAAACGATATTCCTACAGGATCTTTACCATGGGCTCCTGTTATGAATCCGACTACAACTCCTGGTGTTTCGGGTTTAGGACAAACGCCTTTCCTTGTTCCTGGATCTTGGGTAGTAGTGCAATTCCTTGATAAACAATTTCAGTCACCTATTGTAATGGGTTCTGTAAATGGATTTCCTTCATCTAAGCCAAATTCAGAAAATGGCTTTGCAGATCCTGTAGGCACATTCCCACGAGAGATCAATGAATCAGATATTGAAAGACGTGCTCGTGGTGTAAATGATATTGGAAAACAATCTGTAGGTTCAGAACCTGCTGATCCGTATAATGCAAAGTATCCATACAATCATGTATTCCACTCTGAATCTGGTCATATGATAGAGATGGATGATACACCTGGGTCTGAGCGCGTACACGTATATCATAGATCAGGATCTTTTATAGAGATACACCCTGATGGTGCTATGGTAGTACATAGTGGTAAACATTTTAATTCATCACAACAACTTGAAATCAATATAACTGATAATGCTAATATAAATGTTGGTGGTAACCTAACTGCGTTAGTAGAAGGTACTACAACACTATCATCATTTGGTAATATCACTGCAGAGACAAAAGCTAATATGTACACAACTGTTGAAGGTAACTTATATACAAAAACATTTGGTAATTCGTTTCATGATTCACAAGGTAATATTAATGTAAAAACAGATGGACTGTTAGATATTCATAGTTCAGGTAATATTAAAATGTCTTCGAAGGGAGATATCGATATAGCAGCGACAGGTACATTTAAAATATCTTCTATTGGTGCTATGGATCTTGTAGGTTCTACGATCGATCTAAATAAATCAGGAACTTCTGCAACGCCTGCATCTTTCCTTGATTATACTGATGATGAGACAGCTGCATTTAAACCTGATATTTCTGAGAATAATGATAACGATGTACAACTAGTATCTCCTTTATACTCTGTTGTTGAACCAGATGGTAATACATCTTATTCTCAACAGACCTCACAAGGCGTAACAATACCTCGTAAAGATCAATCATCACAAGCTCAAACATCTACACCAGTAGCTCCTACCAATATCAATCCAGCAACAGACGGAACTGTTGTTGCTGGTGCAAGTGGTGGTACAGTAACATATAGAAACTCTGCTGCAACTCGTAGACTAAAACTTGTTCCTGCACTAGAAAGCATATTACAATCTGCAGCTAATTCAGCTGGAGTTGATGTTGTTATCTTCTCTGGTGGACAAGAT